TTATTTCAGGCACTGAGTGCGGATATATTCCTGCGCCACTTCCAGCTGCTTCTGCATCAGCATCAACCGCTCTCTGAGAGTGAAATAATCCCGTTCAGCGGTGTCTGCCAGTCGGGGGCCGGTTGCATTATCCACGCCGGAGGTGGTGGGGGCTTCACGCACGGTACCGGGGCAGGTGGCGTTGATCCGCAGGCGCTTACGACCAGCGGCAACGTCAGCGCGCAGAGTTTCATTTTCAGCTCTCGCATCGGCTAATTCCCTCGAGTATCTGGCATCAAGTGCAGCAACATCACGCTGGCGCTGCTGCATATCAGTAATGGTTGCATTTGCCTGCTCCAGCTCACTGACTTTTTTATCGCGCTGCTCTTTGTAGGTTATGGCGTTATCACGGTAATGATTCAGCCCCAGACTAAGCGCACCACAGGCCACCAGCAGGGCAATGATGACCACGCACAGTACGCGGTTCATTTCACCACCAGCGTATCTGACCGATGAAATAACCGGAGGCCATAATCACAAACACCAGCCAGATAAGAATGAACTTCCAGGTGGATAATTTTTCAGCCATCACTCGAATCTCCCGAATCAGTTTGCTAAAATCAAACACACTTTCTCCTTTGACTTTTCCAGAGTCAGGAAACACAAAACCCCGCTTGCAGCCAACAAACGGGGTTTTTACTTTTATTCACTTAGTTTTTGTCAGTTCGCAGGATTTCGTGTTATCCGTCCGTGTAAGCAAACCGCATTTTTCAGCAAAATATTCTGCTTATCTGTCGATACCCCAGCACGCCAGCGCGCTCTCCTGGTCACGACGGGATACCTGACCGTAGCAGTTGTTTGAACGAATACGGCAGTCTCTGCCACCGTCCTTAATCCACCAGCGAATCGCCTCACACGCTCCCCTGCGATCACCTGCATTAATTCGTTTATAAAACGTCGACGGGAAACACTTACCGGGACCAATGTTGTACGGACAGAATGACGCGATCCCCGCTTTCTGGGGTTCGCTCAATGGCACTCTGATGTTTTTCTCCACCCATGCCAGCGCCTTATCACGCTCAATGGCGTTAACCCGGTCGCATTTTTCCTTCGACAACTTCATGCCCGGAACGACAGGTTTGCCATCCACCAGGATGGCACCGCGGCAGATGGTCCAGATACCCGCGCCATCACGGTATGCCGTGGTGTGGTTACCTTCCTTTTCATCCAGAAACTGGTCGAGAATGTCAGGCGCAGGCGCACCAGCGGCAATCAGCGCCAGAACGGCAGCCGACAGGCCGTATCTGATTTTTGCGTTCATGGATATTTATCAGGATTTATCGGTTTCTGAGCCCTGGATATGTTTATCAGTTCCAGCCTGTTGCCTCAGGCTGCTAACAGGTCAATACAATCATGAGGATTATTTATGGACAATAACACCATTTCTCTACAGGAGTTGCTCGACAGCATTTCCAAGCTTCGGGAAGACGTGAATACCCTTACCGTCGCCTTCTCATATCTGGCATTCTCAATTCCAAGGGAACAGATGCAATCAACGCTGGCATCAATCCAGTTTGAATCATGCAATCCCAAATGGTCTCAGGAACAACAAGACTCTTTCAGGCGGCTTGCTGTATTACTGGATGAAAAATATGCTGGTAAAATTACCATTTCGGCGGACTCTTCAGAGAACCCGTAATTATTCCCGGTAGTTTTCCTCTGTAGGTTATCAACACATCCTGCGCCTCTAAAATTACGGGGCGCTTTTCCGGCGACTGCTCATCCCCTTCACATAACCCGGCAGCAACATCCAGGAAGACCTGTCTGATGCTCCTTCTGGCTGCTGCCTCATAAAACTCCAGCGCGGCACCTTCAACACGGTCCAGCGCGATGTCCAGGTCAAAAATTTCACCGTCAAAGCGTTTTTTGTCCCGTAACGCTAAAGTTACCGTAACTTTATTCTCAAAATTGCGGATCCCTTTCACAATCAGTTCATAGTTTTGAGTCATTGAATTACTCTCCCCGTGCAGCCTTACGACGGTCCTCTCTGATTTTGAAATACAGGTTAGTCAGATATGTCAGCAGCCCAAACAGCAGACTCCCCAGTACGCCTATTGCCGCCCACAGAGACGGGGAAACCCTGTCCAGCAACTGCAGGAACCAGTAGCCCGTTCCCACCGCTGACGTGGTGTATGACACACCTGTTGTGATTTTTTCCATCTGGTACATACCCCGTCTCCCGCAATCCGGAAGCTCACAACAACAAGTGGGGCATCAGCTCACACCGACACCCCCTGCGCATGGTTACATCATCATTTCGCCGTCAGGCTGAGGCCCTTCACTACCGTCAGGCTGAGACCCGACGCCATCTGAAACAGCACTGTCATCCGCAATGCCTTCCGGCTCCGGAACAGTCGGTGCGCCCAGCAGTTCATCCAGAATTGAATCCACTTCTGCATCAAGACGCGCCTCAAGGTTCTGCCGAAGTTGCTGTTTCAGTGCGCTCCGGACTTCTTCAGAGCGCAGGACTTCCTTCACTGCCTCAGCAGTGACCAGCGATTTTATTTCTGACATAGGATTTTCTCGTTGAAATGGGTTATTAAGAAGGTTGTTCCGGAATGAGTGGGGCTTCTGTTTTTGCTCCGGCTGACTGACTGGCGCTGATTGAGGTAGCCTGAGTTTAACGGACACTCCTTCCTGAAATAGAATGGTATCAGAAGGAGCTAATAATGAGCAGAAAAAACCAACGTTACTCTAAAGAGTTCAAAGCCGAAGCTGTCAGAACGGTTCTTGAAAATCAACTTTCGATCAGTGAAGGCGCTTCCCGATTATCCCTTCCTGAAGGCACTTTAGGACAATGGGTTACCGCCGCCAGAAAAGGGCTCGGTACTCCTGGTTCCCGCACGGTGGCTGAACTGGAATCTGAAATTCTGCAACTGCGTAAGGCGTTAAATGAAGCTCGCCTTGAGCGAGATATATTAAAAAAAGCAACAGCGTATTTTGCACAGGAGTCGCTGAAAAATACGCGTTAATCGAACAATGGCGACAACAATTTCCCATTGAAGCGATGTGTCAGGTATTTGGTGTATCCAGGAGCGGTTATTACAACTGGGTACAGCATGAACCCTCAGACAGAAAACAAAGTGATGAGCGGCTAAAACTGGAGATTAAGGTGGCACATATCCGCACTCGCGAAACATATGGAACCCGGCGGCTCCAGATGGAGCTGGCAGAGAATGGCATCATCGTTGGTCGTGACCGACTGGCACGTCTTCGTAAGGAGCTAAGGCTACGCTGTAAGCAGAAACGCAAGTTCAGAGCGACTACGAACCCGAACCACAATCTGCCAGTTGCGCCAAATCTGCTGAACCAGACGTTCGCTCCTACAGCACCAAATCAGGTCTGGGTGGCGGACCTGACGTATGTTGCCACACAGGAGGGATGGTTGTACCTCGCTGGCATCAAAGATGTTTATACGTGCGAAATTGTCGGCTACGCCATGGGAGAGCGCATGACAAAAGAGCTGACAGGTAAAGCCCTGTTTATGGCGCTCAGGAGCCAGCGCCCACCTGCCGGGCTAATCCACCACTCTGATCGAGGTTCACAGTACTGCGCATACGATTACCGGGTCATACAGGAGCAGTCTGGTCTGAAAACATCAATGTCGCGTAAAGGTCACTGTTACGACAACGCTCCGATGGAAAGCTTCTGGGGAACGCTGAAAAATGAGAGCCTGAGCCACTATCGTTTTAATAACCGGGATGAAGCCATCTCAGTAATACGGGAATACATTGAGATTTTCTACAATCGTCAGCGTCGTCACTCTCGTCTGGGGAATATCTCCCCGGCAGCCTTCAGGGAAAAATATCATCAGATGGCTGCTTAA